AAGATCCAGACAATTCAGATGCGTTCTACTCTGATTTTGAGATTGATGACGGTGATGGCGACACAAGAAAGTTAAGAAACAGCGATGCTATCCTTGGAAAGAGTCGAGATCAATTGAGAAACGAACTTGCGGGAACTCCCGAGAAGACAAGAGTTTTCTATCTAGACCCAGCCTCCTATGGCGGAAATTACCTAAACCCACCCGTCTATGTTAGACCAGTTCCGAACACTGGATGGCTTGGGATGGTAGACTCTGTGTTCCCAGAGATAAGTCCTTGTAAGCCATTTAGGACAGAGGTTGTAGATTTTAGTAAGATTGAAAGTGAGATGATGAAGTCTTACTCTGGACTTTCTGAGGATGAGCGGCTAAAGGGTGATCCTGAATGTGTTACAGAGGTACCTTATAATAGAATTCTGTCTAGAACGGGCAAGGCTGGCGTTCAATCAATTATCAGCGCCGCTTGTAGAATTCACGGAACGGCACATTTTATCAAGTCTATCGCAACCTTCTCAAAGTTTAAGTTAGATTTTGATAACAACTTTAGCGATCTATATGCTCACTTTATCATTGAAGAAATGGAAAGAGCATTTAAGGATGCCCAGAAGTTTGAGTTATTCAATCCATTCAAGGATGAAGAATTCTGGTATGCTTTCTTGGAGCAAGCGGTTCAAACTTACGGAAGACTGGTTGATGAAGGAGAAATAATCAATCCTCCTGAAGATGTTATCGACGGAATGATCCGCTTAAACAACATCCAAGAGCGCTACTATTATCCCGATAAGAAAGATTTAAAAGAAGCCAAGAAGAATGATGAAGTTTCACTATTCAAGTCGCTCAAGAATTATAGAAACGAAGATGCTCTTGGGGTCGTTAAAGAAACAGAAGACATAGCCAAAATGGTATTGAAAGAATTTGTTAAGAAAGAATTAACCGACATCGGTAAAGCATTCGAGAGAACTCTAAAGACTAATCAATTTATCGATGAGAATTACGCTGAAAATCTTTACTATTATGTTCTGAGTGAGCAGTCTGGACTCACTGCTGGTAGTGGACTAAACTTACTAGGAACAATAAAAGAAGAAGTTTCAGGCTCTCTAACAGATAAGAACTACACTAATGGTAATGAATTAGCGTTGCCCGACGGCACCCCTTATGTTGGTTATTACCATGTTCATAGAGAAGCAGGCACCGAACAGTTTATGGTTGGTGAAGAACACTCTAGTGAAGATCACGAAGTTCTCAAGCCATTTGCGAATCAGGTTGTAGTAGTGGGCGGCAACAAACAAGGTATTGGCGCTGGTGGATTTAATTCTGGAATCACCCCACCCCCAGCAGATTCTCCATTCGGCATAAGAATCTATCTTAAGACTCCCTCTGGCGATAGAGATCCGTTCATAACCCACCCAGATTTAACTTCTTTGGATGGTAATGTTTCTGATCAATTCCCCGGAGATTTATCGTTAGTATTCCCACCCGGTCAGGATGGTCTTCCAAATGGAGCAGCACCAGCCGTGGGACTTAAAGGAGAACTTGGACTTCGCTATGGTATTGAATTTTATGCGAACATAGATGGAATAATGCGCTCTGTTACAAATGTAGAAATAGATGTCCTTGATGTTCCATTATCGAAGTTACCACCACTAGGTGAGAGTAGTAAAGAAATGCTGTGCTTGGTGAACAATCTCTTGGATGACGACAAGTTCAAGCTATTTACGCGCTACTGCTTACCATCTAAAAAATTACTCTCTACGATTGCTATCTACAATGATTTGGCTTTCCTACCTTCAATTGGCGAGAATTATGTAGCTGACGCGAAAAAGAATAGTGGAGATGTTAAACCCGGTATCCAAATTACACTTGATGAGCAGACTGCGGAAGCCACAGGAGAAACTGCCGTTCCAGGCTGGTTCCCAAGAAAGGAAAGACGTGCCCTTACTCTGTTTGTTAGAGAGTGGGATGATTGGGATCAGCAGATCTTGAGAAGAAGTAATAAGCAGTTAAAGAAGATGTTCAAAGAATACTATAACTCAAGAGAATTTGGAGATGTTCAGGATGAAGAGCAAGATAACGCAACACAACTTGCTATCCAATCTCTGAGAGAAAAATTCAGACTTTCTCCCGGACAGAGAATCCTTCCTTGGTGGAAGAGAAGAAACTTGCGCTCTAACCCCTTCAATGCTAACGAGGAACTTTGTAAAAATAGAGACGAATAACTAAGTAGTAGTAGAAATTGGAGGGCTTTACGTGGCTTCTTATGCTGTTAGATTACCGTTAACACAAGATAGTGGCGATGGTTATGCGATGATCAAGAGAATAAAAACTCTTGTAAAACAAAACCTAAAAATGCTAATACTTACTAACCCCGGCGAAAGAGTGATGGAGCCCGACTATGGAGTTGGCATAAGAACGTTCCTTTTTGAAAGCTTTGAATCTGATGTGTTTCAGAGAATAGACAACAAGATAAGAGAACAAGTAGCCCAATACATGCCTGCCGTCCAGATTAGAAAACTTCAGTTTGCCGGTTCTGATCCAGACACCAACACTCTAGCACTTTATTTGGAGTATTCCATTCCGCAAATCGCTACAAGCGATTTGCTAGAAATCACTATTTAGTGTGAGGACAATTTATGAAAAACAAAAAGAAAGTAGCCATCAACTACACCAATCGTGATTATGAATCAATTAGGGACGATCTCACACAAATAGCAGAGCGCTTTTATCCCGATACTTTTCAAGACTTCAGTGAGGGCTCTTTCGGTGCGATGATGCTCGATGCCGTCGCTTATGTTGGTGACCAACTTTCTTTCTATCTCGACTACAACGTCAACGAAACTTTCCTAGACACTGCTTACCAGTATGGAAACGTGGTTCGTCAGGGTCGTATTCTTGGCTATAAGAACACTGGTCGTCCTTCCACTTATGGCAAGGTTGCCATTTATGTTCAAGTTCCAGCTTCTTCAACTGGTCTTGGACCAGACACACGCTACATTCCTACTTTAAAAAGAGGCACTCGATTTACTTCTCAAAACGGACTAAATTTTGTTCTTACTACTAACGTTGATTTTGCTGACCCTAAAAACCCTGTCGTTGTAGCAAGAACAGATACCACTACTGGAGCCCCTAGTTATTACGCAATCAAAGCTTATGGAGACGTTGTTTCTGGTTTTTTTGGCGTTGAACAAGTGACTTGCGGAGACTTCCAGAGATTTAAAAGAATTAGATTAGGAAATGAAAACATTTCAGAAATCGTTAGTGTAACCGACTCTGATGGAAATGAATACTTTGAAGTTGATTATCTTGCACAAGACATGGTATACAAAGAATTAACAAACAAAAATTATAAAGCAGATAACGTTCCTTCTGTCCTTAAGCCACTATTGGTAAGCAGAAAATTTCAAGTAGTCTATGAGCCGGAAGGAGTGTATCTCCAATTTGGATCTGGCGAAGATGGTGCTACAGATGTAGTAGCAGAACCTCAAAATGTTGCTATGAACATTTTTGGAAAAACTTATGTTACAGACGAGGCTTTCGATCCTAGTCGCCTAACAAATAACAAAAGTTTCGGTATTGTTCCCACAAACACAACCCTAACAGTTGCTTATCGCCAGACCAACCCAACAAACTCAAACGTCGCAGCAGGTGGAATAAATCAAGTTTCAAGCATTTTGGTTGATTTTGAAGATCTTACAACCTTAGCCGACAATCAGGTTTCTTTTATTCGCAACTCTTTTGAGGTGTCCAACGAAGAGCCGATTGTCGGAAATGTCTCAAATCCAACAACTGCTGAGGTAAAGCAGAAAATTTATGATACGTTCCCAACACAGAACCGCGCAGTTACACAGAAAGATTATGAGAGCCTGACCTACAGAATGCCTCTCAAGTTTGGCTCAGTTAAGCGCTGTTCTGTTCAGAAAGATCCAGATTCACAAAAGAGAAATCTAAACGTCTATGTTATATCCGAGAATACTCTTGGAAAGCTCGTTGAGACAAACTCTACAATCAAGAAAAATTTAAAAGTTTGGCTAAACAATTATAGAATGATAAATGACACGATAGACATTCTAGATCCGTTTATTATTAACTTTGGGATCAACTTTGTAGTTAAGCCTGATAGTTCAGCAAACAAGTTTGATGTTTTAGAACGTTGTGTTGAAAGATTAACAAACAAATACAGCGACTCCATGTTTATTGGCGAGCGCTTATCAATCTCGGAGATCTTCTCAGATCTAAATAAAGTCAATGGCGTCAACGATGTTGTTAAGGTGCAGATTGTTAATAAAAACTCTTCCGATTACTCAAGTGTTGTATTTCCAATTCAAGAAAACTTATCGCCAGATGGTGACTATCTATTGACACCCCTAAATGCAATCCTAGAAATGAAATTCCCCGAAGTAGATATTAAAGGTAAGCTAAGATAATGACTATTAAACGCTACAAGGCTGATGCCGACAATACGATAGTAAATGCTTATAAGCCAAACCTTAGAACCAGAGCAACTGGTTCCAATATGGGTCAGGCAGATGTAAGCGAGGTATACTCTATATGGGGACGCCAGTCGTCGTCTTCTGCTGAAATCTCCAGGGTTCTGACAAAGTTTGATGTCGATTCTATTGATTCAGATAGAACAGCAGGCATGATCCCAGGTGCTGGAAGTGTTAGTTTTTACTTGCGTTTATTCAACGCAG